GCTTTACGGAATGACCACAGGTATCGCGAAGATTACCAAGACATTCATTGGCGGTACTACGCAAGATATTAGTATCGTCACTGCGTTCTCTGGACAGACGGTCTTTGCAGAAACGAAGGATATTGATTTCGGGCAGCCCAATTTTAATAAGTCTTTACACGCATTAACGCTCGGAATTACTCAACGAGGGAATATTAACGACGTGTCTTTCTACGTCGGTGGAAGGCAGCGACATGAGGATGCTATCACTTGGTATGGGCCATATTCTCTCTCAGGTGGAGATACGCAAATCTGGTTCCACATTCCGAAGCATCGATACTTCCGCTTCAAGATCATTGACGCGCTTCCAAAAAAGCAGTGGAAGTTGAATCGGATAGAAGCGTACGGTAAAGTGTACAATGATCAGGCTGGACAGGGACCAAAGAGTCGGACATGAAAATTCCTGATCCTAACTTCTTTGCTAAGAATGGAAAGAGTTGGGTGGATTGGGCCACTGAGCTGAAAAAGAAGCTTGAAGCGCCGGATGTTAATACTGCGACGATATTGCAGAGTTTTCCGTCAACAGGACTTCCTAGTGCAGAACAGTCGGGTATTCTAATCTTTGAACCTGATGCAAATGCAGTTGTAGTCTCGTACGGAGGAACTTGGAATACGATTGGTGCAGGTGGACCTGGTGGAAATACTTATAACATTTCTTATCAAGCTCTTTTTGAAGATGCTGCCTTTGAGCCTCTAATTATTCCAGGCCCAGCAGGTAATGACGGTGCAGTTGGAGTTGCTGGAGCTGCTGGAGCGCAAGGTGCCGATGGAGCAGATGGTCTTGAAGGAGAGCGTGGATTTCCAGGTAAAGATGGCATAGATGGTGCTCCTGGAATTCTTGGCCCTCAAGGTTTTGATGGACTAGATGGAATAGATGGCTTTCCAGGTGCCACTGGTGCCAATGGTGTAGATGGAGTTACACTTCAGTATCAAATTATTGAAGAGGTAATTGCAGAACCACTGTACATTCCTGGTAGACAAGGCGATACTGGTCCTGGTGGTATTACAAAAGGAACTGCGACTTTAGACTTCGGCGCCTTTCCTGGAGCGTCTGATACATCAGTAACAGTTACAGGACAGACTGGAATTGGTTCTGGCGCAGCTGTTCAAGTTTGGCTTGCTCCGGCGGCGACGGCAGATCATACCGCAGATGAACACATTGTAGAGACACTGAATGTCTTTTCTGGTAATGTGATTGCGGGTGCAGGATTTACAATCTACGGTGTCAATTCTTCAAGAACTAATGAGCCTCTGAATTTATATCCTAGAGATATAGTTCGAGCTGGTGGTGTTGGAGGAGTTGGCACAAGGCTTTATGGAAAATGGAACATAGGCTGGAGCTGGAGTAATTAGATGGCTATTCAAATTCAGGGAAATGGTGGTGTAGTTCAAGATGTTGGCGGAACTACATTTAGAGGAGCCAATGTTCACATTAAGCCGTTAGAATATGGTGCATTGGGACATTATTCCTTCTCCATTACATTGACAGCTGCGGCAGCACAAGTAGCTAACTCACGCGTACTTGAAATTCGTAACACACACGCTACGAATTTGATTATTCCGACTCGTCTTACAATGCGCGCTATTCAAACTGCAGCGGGCACAGCGCAGTTCAATGCACTAGATGCGTATAAGTGTACAAGCTTTTCTGCAGTTGATACTGTTAATACTGTGACTCCAGTGAGTTCTGTTAAGCGTACTTCGATGGCAGCCTTTCCCGGCGGTGCCGCAGTACGTCATGTGACTATCGCTGGTGCAGCTGCAGGTATGACTGGTGGTACGCTTACGAAGGATACACAGGCTTTTGCGACGTTAGGCTATAACGTTGCGGCGGCTATTAATACGACTACTATTTGGGGGCCGACAGAAGCTATACCACAAAATGGTATCTGGGAAGCTCCTTTTGTACTTGTGCAGAATGAAGGAATAATTGTTGAGAATCGCATTCTCAATGTTACTTCCTATGGTATAACTTGGATTTTGGATTTTGCTTGGGCTGAAGTTACAGCGTTCTAGGAGGTTAAAGTGGCAGCAAATAGACTCTTTACTTTTGGTCCTATAGCGTTGACAAATACGCTGACGACCAATATTCTCAACGGTGCAGTTACGTCGTTAGCTGGTCCAGTGGGATTAACACTTCCACAACCGATTCTGATTCTGCGACATATCAGAATCCTGAATAAGACTGCTAGTGCAGCGAATTTTTCGCTTTGGCTCGGTCTTACTGGTGCCAATACTGCAGGTACTGAATTTATCGGGACTGGACAGAATGTAGCAGCAAACTCAGCATTTGACTGGTACGGTCTTGTTCAACTCGCTAGTACGCAGTTCCTTGTTGGTGGTGCTAGTGCAAACACGACTCTGACTTTCCATGCTGAAGGCGAGATAGGGTTCTAATCATGGATGTTTATTCATCTGTCTCTGCGGGTGTTATTGTACTTGCGCTTGGAGTCGCAGTTATACTGCCCAAACCGAAGCCACCAGAAATTGAACAGAAAGTTGAAACACCTCCGCTACCGAAGAACGAGCAGCAGATTGTGAATGAACCAAAATCTGATGCAAAACGCGCAGAAGAGCTTGAGTATATCTTGAAACACTTGAAAGAACAGACGGCTAGGATAGATGCAAAACTTGCAGCTAAAGTGGAGGGACAGCCGTGAACTTGGATAAGTGGATTGGACCGACGCTGATTATTGCGATTGCGGCGGCTCTAATCTCAGTCGGCGCATTATACGCCAGAGTTGATGCGCTTGAAAGCGCCAATCGATCAGACGATGACATTAAACGTCGTCTGGCAACTGTCGAAGGTCTTGTCGTAGGAGTAGATCATGACCTAGATAGAATTGAAAAGAAAGTAGACACATTAAAGGAGAGATGAGATGTTGAATATCTGGACTAAACTTCAAGGTTGGAAAGTACATGGTGTAGCCTGGTCATGGATCGCAGGCTGTATCCTGGAGAAGGTTCTCGGTATTCCGATTGAGGGTTTCGATCCTGGAGCGGACTGGCTTAATACTGTATTCATTGCACTTGGTGTTTCCGCTGGCCGCAGTACGATCGCCAGTGTAGTACAAATGATCCTGGATGGAATGGAGAAAAAAGCATGAAAATTTACGGAGCACTTTTAATTAGTACTCTTGCGCTCACAGGCTGTGCCTCGTGGGGTAAACAAACACTTGGAGAGACGAGGAAAAATGCGAAGCTGGTGTTGATGGCCTATGAGACGGCTCAAGAGGGTATCATATTCTACGGCCATCTACCGGATTGTGCGCCAACAGCACCGAAATTCTGCCGTGATAAAGAAGTCTGGACGAGAATTCAGATTTATAATAAACTGGCAACGAATGCAATTCAGGCGGCTGAACCTGTGCTGAATGGTGAACAAGTGGATGCTGGTGAGATCATCGCAGCGTACAATGCTATTTCAACTGTTAAATCTGCGTATGCAGAAGCGATGGGGAAACTCAAATGACAATCGCAGCGGCAATGTTAATTTTGCAGGAGATCATCGACAATCTTCCTGCAGCGATTTCGACAGGCGAAGAAGTGATCAAACTGGTCAATCAATGCTGGAATGCGCTACAAGAACGCATTAAAGGGACTGAAGTAACGCCAGAGGAAATCTCGAAGATTGTCTCCGAAATCGTAGCTAATACGAAGATCATCGACTCACTATAATGCAACTGATATACTTACCAGTACTGAGAACCGCAGACTTCGAGGCCATTAAACTGGGCCTCGAAGTATCACATTCGACGAAGCCTTTCGATGTGTTCTTAGAGGAACTATACAATAACTTGTACCAAGTCTGGAGACTTAGAGGAGCTGATACTGAAATTCTAATCATTACCTCTATCAACGATGAGAAACACTGGAAAGAACTCTGGCTGTTTCTCATCGTTGGCAGAGGCTGGATTGGGCATCTTAAGGAAATTGAGAAAGAGCTACATGAGATTGCACGCTTAAAAGGCTGTAAATATCTCAGTGGTCTTGCAACTTCTCCAGGACTTGAAAGAGCATATACCCATTTCGGCGCTAAAAAAGTTGGCACAGTATTTCAGAAGGAGGTCTTCTAGTGGGTGGTTCTAAGACGACGCAAACGCAGGAAGCCTGGGCTCCAGCAGTACCGGGATTGAAGAAGGCCATTGGATATACCTCTGATTGGTATAACGATCCTTCACAGCATCCAGTGTACTCTGGACGGTTTACGCCTGAGAATGACCCAAGACGGAGTGAAGCAATTGCTGGCACAACTGACCTTGCGAACAATCTTAAGAGTTCAAATTTCGGCGGCGCTTATAGTGATGCTGCTAGCCATTTCGCTCAGTATCTAGCGGGACGAACGCCAGGGGTTCAGAGTTTCGCAAACTATGATCCGAGCGGAGTTCGGAGTGTAGTCGATACTCTTGTTCGCCCGATGACGCAGAAATTCCAGCAAGAGACTTTGCCTAGTATTTATGATAATCTGGATCGCTCTGGTGCTGCGCATAATTCACGCGCGGCAATTCCGCTTGCTGATGCATCAGAACAGTATGGCCGTGGTATCTCCGATACTGCAACGCAGTTTGCGTATAATGACTTCACGCATATGGCAGATCAAGGGCAGCAGCTTGATGAGTTCTTGCTTGGAAATCTTCCGGCAATGCAAGCTGCAGGAGTGTCTTTGCAAGACACTCCGAATAAGATGCTGGATTTCGCTGGACAGCAACAACAGAGTTTACAGGGAAATGAAATTCAGAATGCGCTGTTGGGTAATCAGTATGCACGTGACGTCCCCTATCAGGATTTGTCCAGATATATTAATGCGATGATTTCTCTGGGCTCCACTGGTGGAACTACGACAACCGTGCAGCAAACTGATCCGATTGCTACGGCGCTTCAAGTTGCTGGTGGCCTCGGTGCAGCGTATTTGTCGGGTGGAACTAGCCTTCTTGGCGGCCTCGGTGGTGGCGGCGGCGGAGCGAACGTCCCTGCTACGGCGGCGAATAGACCGGCTCCACAGCTCTTGCCTGGAGGATACTAAGTCATGGCCCAATCTGTTCCGCTTCAAGTTCCAGTGCCTAAGTACGGACCTTATGCTGATTGGGCAACAAGGAGTAAGTATGAAAATGACCCTAATCGAACAACTCCAGATTATGAGACTTTCCATAATCACTTGGCTGCAGTCATTGACCAGATGCATAAACTTGGGACTCCTTACCCTGACTCGCCCAATTGGGATGCTAATGACAAAACTCCTGCTTATGGTCCTGGCTGGGAGCAGATGCTTGGCTTTGGAGCTAATACCGCCGCTGCTGCTGCTGTTGGGCTTGGCAATCTCGTGGCTATTCCTGCTGCTGGTGCTCTTGATTTCGCTAATGATGCTGGTAATTGGTTGGATTATGGAAATCCTAAGCCAAAGCAAACAAGTGCTGACATCGCAAATCCGAAAGCTCCGCCTAAGGCTCCAGGCATTGCACCAAATCCTTATGCCGGATTAGGTCTAGATAAAAAGTATGATATTCCTGGAATTGGTCCACTCCCAGATATGCCAGGGCATACGGTACTTCCAACTTATAATCCGGATTATACTAAAGCGGATGAACTTATAGCTGCTGCTCGACCGAAGCTTGATACTTCTGCGTTCCCAGATCAGTTGAGGACTGGAGCTGCTCAGGGGTTGGCACAGGCAGCGGGACAGATTGATAATAAACAAGGCTGGGGACAGGCGTTAGGTCAATTAGTCTCTGGCTTCGCGCAAGGATTGACTGGAACGAAGAAAGCGCAAGATGATTTGAAGCTGCAACAGGAACAGAAGCTGGAGCAATTTAATCTGCTTCAGGCTGGCGTACAGAGTGATCGCGCTGAGGCACTAGCGAAAGCGAAGGTAGACCAGGCACGAGTGCAAGCTGAAGTTACGCGGATGGAATATGCAACTGCGATGGAGCGTTATGCACTCTTGCAACCGAATGTGCAGACACTTGGTGATGGCTCAATCGTTTCTATTACTCGCGATCCTAAGAGTGGTGCGGCGACTGTTCAGCGGTACGGACAAGAAGATGCACTGAAACTTGCAATGGCACTGGCACAAGCTAAGGATGTAAAATCGGCGGAGCATACATTTGCAAGTGAGTTGCGTACTCGTGGACCTATGGCGGCATCTATGGGCTATATTGCGAATAAAGCTATGCAAGAACCCGGTAGTATGGAGTTTCTTATTCCATCTGATAAGGTTGAAGCTTATCGTACTGAAATGGCTGATCAGATGGCACAAACTGCAGGACTAAGTGGAACTGCACAGCTTGAAGCAGTACGTGGAATTCGGAATAAGCTATTAATGAAATACATCTTAACTGATCCTGAAGGTCGTAAGAATTTCAACGCCTATATGACGCAGTGAGATCATGGCAGAGAACCCCTATACATTGCCTAATACTGTCTTCGCGGATACTGTGCAAAGGCCGCCAGAGCAGCAATCTCGACTATCGAATGGCTTCAATCCTATTGATTGGGGCCAAGCGCTGGTACGTGCCGGTGCAGAGGATACGCTGAATGTCTTTGGTATTGATAAGTCGCCACAGACGATTCAGTTTGAGAAAGACAATCCACTGGCAAGTCTCGCAGCGAGTTTCGTTGGTGGAGGTATTCCGTACGTAGGCTGGTATAAAGCGTCAAAGAGGATTAAGCAGTTTGACTCTCTTTTAGAGGGAATTAGTGCCGCACGTGCTACTGGACCAATCGTGCAGGGGACGATACGCGAGGCAGCGAGATTCGCTCCACTCGAAGCTGCACGCTTTATGTCTACGGCAGTTAATAATCCAGATCGACTGCCGGAAATTGCTGGCTCTGCAGCACTCGACACTGCACTTGGCGGTGCCTTTGGTGCTCTTGGCGGTATCGGTGAGTCCTATGGTTCTGTTGCAAAGCAAATTAAAGACCTGGCTCCGAATGTAAATCTTCGAGACCCGTGGACGCTTCAGCTTAGAACTTTGCGAGACGCACTCTTAGGCGGCCAAATTGCTCCTGAACGCGCGGCTGAAGCTCAGACCTGGATTAACAGGATGAGCAAAGTTGTTCTGACGGAACAACTGCCAGAGGATCGTAAGTATATTACTTCAGTTTACAATGACACTGGTGCCGGAGGAGCACAAGCGACTGAGAAAGCAAACTGGCTTAATAACTTCTTTAAGCCGAGACAGCATAAGAATTTGGCTGTCCGAATGCTTACTGTGGCGGATGAAAAGAGTCCATTAGGATATAACTCACAGGAAGCTGTGGACTCGAGACTTGCTTCACTACCAGATGGTGCAACTGCGTATATGCAATTCCCGAGAGTCCTAGAAGTTCGTGCTGCTGGCGAAGGCGGTGTAGAGTACTTGCATGGTCGTATCTCGCAGAACATGACGCAGATTGCGAAGGACACATATCTGACCAGAGAGGGAGACTCTGGACTTTTCGTGATGATGAAGAAGATTAAAACTGGAGGATCGCGTGAAGCGGTTCCGCTTCAGTTCCCGAGAAGTCAGACTGGTTCGACTGATGAGTACTTGGTCTTTAAGACTGATAATCCTGGCTTCTTTGTGAAACGTGCTCAGGCTTGGCAGGATCGGCAGATCGCAAAGAGTGCCTGGTATGACCAAGGCGCTATGCAGAATATTCAGTATGCGGATAATACATCTGGAAAGTTTATCCAGAATACTATGGAACAGATGACGCTGCGGAATTTCTATGACGATCTTAGCAAGGCTAAGACGGATGAGGAGTTCACGAGTCGTATGCTTGGAAAGGTGGGCTTGAAGCCATCCGAAAAGCTGAGTGATGCAGCACGAGGCATTTATTCTTTTATGAAGGAATATTTCTCTCCGCTACAATTCCAATTCTCTGGTCCCGGAGGCACCATCGCCAGGTATGTTCTCGGTGTTACAAAGCCGACATACGATCGCGCTAATTGGGTTGCCGAGGATATGGTTTATGGTAAGCCGATTTCTCCGCAAGGTCGGAACTTGGTCGTCTCGAACTTCTTCCAAGGTGCTCGTGATCGGCACGGTGATGCGCTGATGCCGCTCATCGAGCGTTTGGATGGCAAGGATCGACAGAAGCTTCTTGAAGTAATGGGTGGTGGTTGGAGTTCAGAGGTCATTAATAATGCTCATATCAAAGGAGACATCTCGGATAATTTGAAATCTCTCTTGTCTCGCCTGGACTCGCAAGATACTGCACAGATGACTGAACTAATGCAAGCTCAGATGAATGCGGGATTGACTAAGAGTGTGCCACTGAAGGGCCACTTAATGCTTTCTCGCATGTGGGATGGAGATATTCGACTCCGTATTCGTGGAGAAAAAGGCGAGACCGTTTACATGGTCGGCTCAAAGAGCCGTGGCCAGGCCATAGCGGATGCCGATGCTATTATCAAAACTGCTGGACAAGAAGGTAAGTGGACTTACGATAAGAGCGCACAATGGACTCCTGATCTATTCTTGCGGGGAACAGACTCTGGAAAGAATGACCTCGCTGAACTTGCGGGCATAGATTTCGGTTCTGTCTCGTACCGCAAAGCGGCGGCTGCCATGGAAAAACGGATCAGAGATGTCTACCGTCCTACTACGCTCAAGGAGCGTCTCGGGGTAGAAGGATACTCTATGGATATGTCCGACAAAGCAATCGCCGGACGAATCTTCAAGCATGCGCAGCAAATCCAAACACATATCGCGGATATTAATATCTCGAATCTCTTACAGCGTGAAGCGATGATGCTGGCGGATCAAAACCCTGGTATGCATCGTCAGGTAATGGAACGCATCGGCATGATGCGCGGACAAGCTGGCATTGGCAGTGAAATGCAGAATGCCATTGTCGATAGAGTACTTGGTCCCTATCTCGGAAAAAATAGTGCAACAAAAATTGTAGGAGCACTGAACACTACCCAGCATAATCTCCAGCTTGGCATGGGTAACATCATGTACCCTATTGTTAACATGATGCAGTTTGTTCAAACTGTGCTCCCACACGTTGCGTTCGTAGCGACTGCTGATGCGCGCTCGCTAGCCGAGCACTACAATTCCTTGATAGTCCCCGGTGCGGATGGCTTTGCGCGCGGGACTGTGCACTGGCTGGACCCAATAAAGCTGACATACAAAGGCTTTAGGATTATGTCGTCTCCTTCTGGCGCGGATCGTGGCCTTTTCAATCGAGCGGTTGAAGAGGGTATCTTCGCTCCAAAGCTTGTTGAAGAGCATATCGGGGTGAACGCTCAGTTTAAGCAGCGGCTCGGTAGTTTGCTTCAGGAGAAAGGTGGCTTTGTAAAGTTCATCCAGTATCTCTCTGAGTGGCTCCCCAATAAGAGTGAGCAATTCTCCCGTCTCCATAGCTTTACGACAGGCGTCGCCGTTGGGCGTGATCTCATGAAACTCAACGGGGACCAGCTTTACAACTTTGCCAAAGAATTCACACACAACACTATGTTTGGGTACAATATGGTGGACCGAGCGAAGGCGATTACCGGACCCGTCGGTAGCTTTCTCGGACTTTATAAGAACTGGCAAATGCATTACCTTGGCTGGTTTTTGCAGTATGCTGGTGAGGCGAGCAAAGGCAATTTCGCTCCGCTCTTGTGGAGCAATGCCGGTACTATGGCCCTCGCTGGAGTGGGTGGGACTGCTTTCTACGGGATGGCTGACGCACTCTCGCGAGGACTCACTAATCGTAGCGCGTTCCAGAATACTTATAGTATGTTCTCTCTTGATCCCAATGGTCATCCTGATACCCTTTCTGATGCTATGTTTTACGGGCTTCCAAGCTTTCTCAATGTGTCGCTGCAAGGCAGCACGGCGGCTCCGGGTTCTAATCCGATGAAAGATGCGTCTCAGTTATTCTCGTTCGTCCAGCTCGAAAGGGCAAACGCGATTGGCAAAGCAGTTGGTAATGCGTTTTCAGTTGCTGACGCAACAGGAGGTTCTCCGTTTGCAGACCCGGTAGTAAGGGATACGCTGCTACGAGCGCTTTCTCCGCGTTCAATAATGCGTTCTGCGCAAGTGTTAGAAGGAGATTTTCTAAAAAGTCTCCATACAGGGAATCCCGTCGTAAAGGGTCTCGGTCCTGTTGAGCGGTTCTCGTACGCATTGGGTTTCAACTCTCCTGAGATTGATCGGGCGTATCGGGTGTCAGATGAACTATTTGCAGACGAAGAGAAACGGTTAAACGCCGTGCGCTCATTTGCGCGTCAGTTGAATGTCCTTCAAGACTCCAAAGACTGGACCGGAGTTTCTCGGTTACAAAGGGTGGTAGTAGCCTCTGGAGTGGGTCTTGACTCGGTGATTCGATCTGCGGTTTATCAGAAGGAACGCGCGCAGCAGGGTATGGTCGCGTATCGGGCAGGGAAGAAAGCTCCACCAGCAATTGCGAAACAGTTTGAAGACGCTCCATAAGAATTTCGGCTTCTTTACTGGATAATTTATCTAGCTTTATATTTATCCAGTATTGGAGATTAGCTTGCTCTATGTACATACGTTCAACTTGCCTTGCAGTCAATACGATTTGCTTCGTCATCTTAACATGATCTCCTTTGGATCGAGTGGGGTGTACGCGTCGATGGTACTGGTGCCGAACTTAAGCTGATCACGCTTGAACATCCCGGCTTTAATCATTGTCTCAAGCGTCGGCATAATCTGCACATTCGGGATTTTACCCTGTAGGAAGAAGATCAGCTTTGCTTGCGGTATTGGCTTCTTCGTTTTGATATACAGTTCTTGCGCGAATTGATGTACTTCATGGTTGACGTCAGCGAATCCGTGGGTTGACATTTCTGTAAAGATTTGAGGCATGTGACGTTCAGCATCATGGAGATAATGAAGCGCGGTTTCGATATGCGACTTTGTAAGAATTAAGTCTGAGTTCTCTCCGACGGCTACGGCCATTGCGATCTTAAGGATGTGAACGATTCTACGTCCATTGTAATGCTGTAGTTTTGGATGTTCAGGCTGAGGGGCAAAGCTATTCTTATACGCTTCTTCGTAGAAAGCTTTCGCTTCTTCATCGATACTGAAATCTCCAATAAGCTCAACAACTTCTTCAAGATCCGATCGCAACATCGCTGCAAGTTTTTTGTTCTTTTCTGGCGCGTCAAAGATAGAAGTTTTAGGTGCGCTTCCACTATAGATAAGTATAAATCGAGAGAAGAAACCCATTCCAAAGGCTTCTTCCGGAAGTAGAACTCGAAGGTATTGCGGCTGAGTTCCTGCCACAATGTGCATGTAAGGTCCTTCAATAACCTTTTCTCCGAGGGCTCGAGTTCTGGCACGGAATATGACGCCGCAGTCATAAAGCTCGTTAAGTTGGTTAATCCAGTCATTCTCGTAGGCTGGGACAAGGTTGCCAAACTCCGATGAAGCGACGAGCATAGGATGATAAATCATAGGCCCATCAGGGGTTAGTATCGTTTTCCGACTTTCCTCTAGAATATCAATCATACCTGCTCTAGTGATAGCCGAAGGTGCCAAGAAGAGTCCACCTGCATCAGTCCAGAATTTTCTAGCCTCTTCAATAATAATCGACTTTCCCGCCGCAGGAGGTCCAACGAGCATAACGAAGGTGTTAGGGTAGAGTATTCCACGCGCTGTTTTAAGTCCAACTCTACGCTCAAGTGCTCCTCCGAGGATACTAATAGCTGTCCAGCGTCGCCATATCTCAGGTGAACCGACATTCTTTGTGTAGTCAAGAAACCCTCCTATCCAAGATTTCAGCCGTCTCATTTTTCGGTGCTCTTCGAGTATCAGGCTTGTTACGGGACAGCTTCTTTAAGCCGTAAGGATTATCGTCGGATGCCTTGCTCCAATTCCATCCGACAGCAAGGTCAGAGGGATTAGCAAATCCATTCCATTCTCTGGAGACGATCTCAGATGCTTTGAAGCAAAGCTCATCTTGATCTTCGGGGTACTGGAATAAAATGGCGTCATGGACTTGAGCGTGGAGAGTAATCTCAGACATTTCGTACCAAAGGGCCTTGAGACCCTTATTGAGATAGTCACCGATCATTGACTGAGGAACATGAGCCACAGCTTCACGATGAGTTGCAGTGTCCCATAAGCGGCCAAGAAACCTACGACGACGCCCAAAGGGCGTAATGAGAATACCTGTTTTTTGAAGTTCCCCAATGGTTCGAGCTTGCCAAGATTGTATTCCGGGAAAGGCGCGAAAGTAATCTGTTTGGAAAGCTTTAGTGATGTCAGTTGTGAGTTTGAGATGCTTGGCCATCGTGATTGGATTGCCGAGATAATTTGTGAGGTGGCCTCCACGCTTAGACATGTCTCGATAGCTAAAGTGCCTATAAAAATTTTGATCAGCAAGTTTCCTGTCTCCATCAAGGTCACCTGTCCAAGGATGTTTCGGCCAGACGAGCCTTGCGACGGTAGTATGGAGATCGCCAGAGTAGCAGGCTTTTGTGTATCCAGGGTCTCCACTGAGGAAGGCAACTGCCTTAGACTCAGCCTGTTCGAGGTCAAGATAGCAGAACTTTTTGCCGGGATCAGCGACGAATATCCCTCGAAGTTTCTCGGTGATGTTTTGAGCATTCATACCTCCTGCTGTGATGTTCTTTGATGAGGACCACCGGCCTGTTTCTGTGCCAGCGATATTAAAGTTGAAGCGCATTCTGCCGTCTGGATCGACGCCAGACTGAAGAACTGAGAGCTTCTTGCCATTATCTCTACGAGCGAGCATCGTGTTGATTAGCGGATTTACGAAGATGAACTCTGTAGCGAGCTTTTCCAACGCCTCGCGATCGAGCGCAAGGACTTCTTCTTTCTTCTTGCGATCGTATTTCTTCTGCTCCGGAAGTCGGAGATTCGTATGAAGCGTAGTGTAGACTTGCTTGCGACTATTTGGGTTAAGTGGCTGGTCGATTACAGCCCGACCGAAGGTCGCAAGCAGTTCGTCAATGCGAATACGCTCCGCTTCCAGGTCTTTAATAGCAGCTTGCCTACGTTCTTCATCTACGAGAATACCACGTAGCATGATTTCCATAGCTGGTGCTGCGAGTTCGCGCTCGAAATTATAAGTTGCACGAGTAATGTCAGTTAACTGCGGTAGTGTGGCCGCAAGGATTTCCTCCGTTCCAAGACAATCGAGCGCGTTGTAGACCCAGAGTGTTTCCTCTGGGTCAAGCATTTCTGCTTTATCAGAGTATAAAATTCTCAAGGGTCCGTTCCTCCACAGGTAAGCCGATTTTTCTAGCTGCCATGATTGCGTTCTCTACGCCATTCGACTTTCCGAGATCGGTATAGACTACCATTGCGTCAGCTACGTGACGCCACGCAAGCCCCGCCTCGATCCCGAGAGTTCTCTCCTCTGACTTCAAATCATCAAGCACCTGCGGATAGAGCAGATGACTTGCTATTGGAGACTCGCCACGACGTAAGCTATCGAGAAGACAAAGACGAGCGTAGCGAACATTGTGCTCAACATTTCCAGCATACGGGCTTTCAAGGATTACTCTCCTAATCATCTGATTTCTCCGAGTCCATTGAGAGCTTTGCTCTCTTGCGCATGTTTTTCCAGACAGGATTGTGGGTATACACACTTCCAAGGAAGTTTAAGTCTTTGCTCATCTCTGGTTGTAAAGCGTGATGTATGAGCATCGTATCATGTATAGTCCCCCGGATGGGGAAGCCGAGAAATTTGAACAGCCATTGCATGTCGTAGTTGCCATTTTGAAATACCTTCGAGTTAGGTGTCGCGAGTAAAGTGCGGACGCACTCCCAGGCTTCAATTTCCATCTCGTGACTTACCCAGTACGATCCGTTATTAGTCCTACGGTCCCAGAAGGGAATGCAGATCGCGCGATCATCTGCGGAGAATCCAACACAGGTGATGTGTCGCCTGGCTGGCTTGGTTTCGATGTCAATGCTAAGGACTGCATCGCTTTTGAGAAGTCCGATCCAGCGTTTGATGTCGCCAATGCTTGGGCTAATCCAGATTTCTTTTCTTTTAGCTCTCGAAGTTGAGATTGACTTTTTGAAATCTGTAATGACAATTGGTCTGAGGGACCAGTTACGCAAGACGGCAGATGGATGATAGGTTGGCATGATTCGACATCCAGATAGAAGCTTGGACTCAGCCACGTACCCTCGGAGTTTCGAGACACCAGTATGCCCAAAGAGCGCCCAGAGGGCCGAATTACCCAGCGCAAAACATAAGTCCCATCCACGAGAAAGCTCTTCTTGAAGTCGCCATACTTCGGGTAAGTATTTGGGACGAAGATACTTCCCGGCACCCGCAAGTGGTTGTAGGGTATAGGTAGCGGGCCAACGAGGGTCTGGTTGCTCCAGTTTGATTGCCGCAAGCTCTCGGATGACATCGATCTTTGAAAGACAAAGGTTCCGTAGATCATTGCGATCTGGTCTAAGATTGAAGACGTTTGTATAGTGGATGCTCGTCGGGTCGATGCCCGCTTCTTTGAACATTTTTCTGAGCTCTTGTCCTGACTGGCCGACGAACGGCCGCTTCGCGATTTCTTCCTGCTCACCATATGCTTCTCCAACAGCGATGATTTTCATGTGGCCTCCAATAAAAAGGAGGCCCTAAGGGCCTCCTCCATGCTCTGATTTTCTGATCGCCGTTTCAGTCAGCTTATTTACTGACTCCTGCTGCGGCTTTGAAAGCGGAGACGGCGTTTCCAACTCCAGTAGCAAGTGCGCTACCAGGACCGTTTGGCTTTGGAGGATTTGCCGAGAGAGTTCCGCCAGAGAGATTGAGTGGAGTTTGAACTGTGCTAGACTTTCCAGTATCGAGTGGCTTACCAGCTTGTCCGCTTTTATCACTCGAGCCAAGATTTGATGTGGCTCCAAATGCGGCCATTTCACCTGCAATTGCGAAATATACTGCTCCATCAATGTAGTTATCCTCGTGGTTGATAGATGCAGGAATGCGACTGATCTTGGCAAGGACCATAGTCATTGCTGCATCGTGTGCTGAAAATTGCATTCCGAAGTACGCGGAAAGCAGTTCTGCAAAGCGAGTGAGATTTACAATCGGCTCGCCATAGGTAGCGGCTCTGTCTCCAGTTGTAAGGCCAATTCCTTTTTCCAGGATATTGGCTCTAATGGGCTTTTCAGTTTGCACTGGCTGACTCATCTGCGATGTCCTTTAAGTATTGTTGACAATAGAGTATCATCTGCTCTAATCCATGCGTGTCTTTTAGAACTCGCATGGAACCCATTGCTGCCCCTGCGTAGATACGGGACATTCTACCTGCGTGTGGATGATCAGTCAATTTCTTGCATAAGTCTCTTGTAATCAACTGACTTTCTTCATCCATTTCTTTTACTTCTTTAGCAGTCTCCATGAGGGACCTCCAGCCTATGTACGTGTCCAAGGTGAGCAATCGGATATGGAAGAGGGGGCTTCCTATTATGCGTGTGTTCGTAAAGGACTTCAAAGAAGTGCGCGAGGAAAAGTTTTGCAGCATAACGTTTAGCCCTCTTATCAATAAGGAATGGTGGCAGGCGGCCGACGGCCAAGTGGCCTTGTGCTTCTTTAGTGTCTTTGAATTTTCCGCTGTCAAATAAGACTTTAGCTTGATCAGCGTAGTCTAAGTTTTCATTCTTTCTGGTTTCAAGCTCCTTTCGTTTTTTATAGACCTGTCCGTAGTACGCTTTCTCTTTGCCCGATACTTTGCAAAAAGACTCTCCGATGAAATACGCGATACGCTTCATGTCAGGAGACCAGTCAATCTTCTGGCCTTTAGTTTTCTTTTGCCCTGGGACGAGTCCACAGAAACGCCAGACGGCTCCAGCTGTGTGCGCGATGTTACAGTCAATGTTCGCTATTAGCGCGGCAGCAATGACAGGTCCAATACCCATTTGTCTGCGTGCCCAAGCACCCGCAGGATGTTCAGCAGAGTAATGATCGAGGAGCTTCGCAGTGTACGTTTCAAGCTTATCGAAGTTTCCAGTAAGCCAGTCTGCGAGATTATGTGGAAGTTCTGCTTTCGTAAGTGCTTTCCCTTGGTTCGAGTTCTTGATCCGTGCCTCTTGTACGGAATAGTAAGTCTTAACTAGAATTGCGGCTTCATTCGCAGTCAGGCTCTTGGCTGCTTCACGCAGGTCTTGCGTGAGTTTATCTATCATAAGTTCCATAGGCTGTGCTCCAGTTTAAGGTTCTCTTCTTAAGAAGGCTCGATCAGGGTTAAGGTACTCTAGGGATACAGGCTCGCTTCATTCAAAGGTTCTCTATTAGTAAGGGCTCGTTTTTATCTTTGGTACTCTAGTATCTATGCAGACTCGCTTATGCGCGTGGTACTCTAGTCATAAAGGCTCATTCAGTTGTGTGGTACTCTAAACGAAGAGACTCGTTTTGGCTGTGAGGTTCTCTCGTTAGTGTGACTCATTCTTTTAACAGGTGCTCTGTGAAGTATGACTCATTTATGTCTAAGGTTCTCTAATTCTATCAGACTCACTTGTGGAAATGGTACTCTAATCGCCATGGTCTGCATTCTCTTCCGAGGTTCTCTTCAACAGTAACTCGTTTAGAGTTGAGGTACGCTTCATAAGGTAACTCGATCTATTGATGGGTGCTTTATGTCTCATTAACGGTTATGGTGCTCTTATTCCGTAGACTCGTTAAATTCATTGGTGCTCTTACTTTGTAGACTCGTTAGAAATATAGGTGCTCTTTGAGGACTGGCTCACTAAGGAATGAGGTGCTCTTCCACCAACCAGGCTAAAACTCAACTTTGACTTTGTTACTCACTCGCTCAAGACGCAATTGTGTCTCAAGTTTCTCTTGTGCTGGTGTCACTGCCAGGACATTAATTTCAAGCCCCAAAGCGCGATTAGCATTGAGAGCGGCTGCAGCACGAATGGATGTTCCAGAACCACACGTAGGATCAAGAAAGTCAGTGAGTGGTCCAACTGCCATATTAAAGAAATGCTTAAGCATTGCAATAGGCTTGGCACTAAGATGACCCTCCACATTCTTAGCTGTTGGACAGGAGTACACATCATTCACGACGTTGTTAATAAAGCGATCTCCACGTGAAGCAAAGAGCGCGGTTTCATACACATGCTTGGGACGGCGTCTAAAGTCCGAGGCAATTCCGGCTCCGTCTGATTTGTGCCAGATGATTGGAAGTTCCACTACGAAAAGATTATTCGCTTTGAAAAGCGTAAGCAGTTCATCATAATACTTCATATGGAACCAGAAGAGAAGATGTGTGCTATCGAGCGAGATTCGGTCGAGATTTTCCACGAGACAATTAGTGAGTTCCCAGAAAAGCTCCGGACTATCTTCGTACTGCGAGTCATCTCTCTCGGAGCCCGCAGAAGCGCTGTCCTGGAAATTAATGCCGTATGGAAAATCGCAGTGGATGAAATTAAATTTCTCTCCCTGATAAAATGGAGCCCACTTAAGGAAGTCTCCTTCTTTGATCTCGTACTGCGCAGACGGTTCCATTGGCGCTTCCGCAGTAGCAATATTCTCTTCAACGCTGTTGCTCCGTAAAGGAGGGATAGAAGAATGAAGCTTTGAAAGTTCAGTATCGAGTGCAATCTTTCTCCGATTATCTACAATCGCGATTGCTTGCGAAGCACTTTTGCACGCGAGTACCTTGGGGTCGGCTTTGAGGACTTCTTCTGCGACTTGGAGATACTTGGCAACGTGGGCGACAGAGAGTCCGATGTATTCAGCTGTTTCAGTTGCAGTCTCACTTCCAAGGAGAACGTGCAGTTGTTCGACAGCAAGAACTCTTTCTTGCCAAGATATGTCTTGGCGACGGAGGTTCTCGTCGAGTTCAACGAGCTTCTGATCTGTCGTAGAGAGAGTTCCAAAATATCTGGCAGGGATTGAGCCCTGGCCCATTTGAATAAAAGCTTCAAGGCGTCGTCGTCCAGCGAGGAGATTTCCGGAGTCATCCAAGATAATTGGATGGAGAAGCCCGTGTTTTTTAATGCTTGAGATAAGGTCATCTATTCCATTTAACTCCTTACGGTGACGCTCGGAGTCGTCGAATTTAATCTCTGTAAGTGGTACGAGCACCACTTGTGGCATTGCGTCTGACATTGTGGCTCCGATACGGATTGCGGTTTAACGGGGTATTGCCGGGTTGTAAACGGCGAGTCCGCCGTTCCTGGTATATCGGGACCGGCGGTTTTAATGCCGGTCCCGCTGCGTTGTAACTATATGTACGTTCAATCGAATTGAACGTCTTTATTCAAGCCTATAGCTTGAACGTGCTGTCAATGTTAGCGAAGACATCTCCGGTACGCTGGCTCGTTCCATGACGGACCATAATTCCGATCTCGTTATTTGGAGCCTCGTTGATAACGTCCCCGAGAGGACGCCCAGAGTCATGCAGTCCAAGCTGCTCTACAAGGAATTCTTTTAGCCGGAAGAGGCTGTCCTTGGTGAGCCAGTAGGTAGTTTTCAGTTCACGATCGGAGTAGTCGAAGGAATTTGCGAGTGCATCATCCTCTGTCTCGATTGGCTGAAGCACTTTGAATTTGAACTCCGCTCCGGGAGTATTCTTCTTATCCGACTTCACATATGTGAAGCCTGTGATATGTGCACGATACTTACCCTGCGGGATAGGCTTCGGTTTCTCGATCGCCTCCATTTGGGTATTCAAGATTGATTCGAAGTCTGCTGCTTTTGCTTCGCTCATGATTTTGTAACTTCCTTTACGATCCACATGACTGATTGTTCGAGATTTGTGAGTGCAAGAGATTTGAAACGCGACGGCGTGTCCATTTCAAAGAGTGCTTCAAGTTCTTCTGCTTTCATTTTAATCTGTTCGAGTCGGTGTTTCTCCTCTTCTGTCAGTGTACGATACTTGGTTCGGAAAGTATTGGTGGCCATTAAGTTTGCTCCCACAGTTTGAAGATTTCAGCGAGCCCGGTTTCGGCCGGAAGTTCTCTTGGAGCGTTAAGAATAGGGCACTTGGCCCCTACGACTCCTTCAGGCTTTGTGTAAATTACACGCTTGGTATTATCTCCGACGCCCTTTGTCTTAGCATAGAGCATCATATTAAAGTACCTTCCGACTTCGGGCGGAAGATTCTTACCAAGGGCAGTTGGAAAGCCCTTGGTCACAGCTCCTTCTTCATTCTCCTGATACTTGACGTGCGAGAGAATGACGACATTACACTTTACGTCTGAGGAATAGAGAATTGCGAGAGACTTCTCGAGCATAGACATGGCTGTGCCCCAATCGGACTGCCACGGCTGCTGCCCAGCGCGGTTGTTGTTCGCAGTTACGTAATTAAGTGCTGCCTTGCCCATGAAGGTCAGCGAGTCGATTACTAAAATCCGCTTCTTGTCCCAAGTACTAACTTTGCCAAAGTTTTCTTTGGAAACGGAGTCAATCCATCCTGAAGTTCCAAGAAACTTGATAGCTTGAGGAAACGCTTTAGGGCTAAGGACACCAAGGCCGGTCCCAATTTGGGTATAAGAATCTTGAAGCGTTTCAATGTGACACTTGACCGTATCCAGCTTACCTTTAAGAGCGGACTGGAGAACGTCAGTACCCTCATCGAAGTCCAGTATAAACATCTCGTATCCTGCGAGTAGCAGGGATGCCAGGGCACCCGTTTTACCAGAGCCGGTATCGCCGATGAGCAGGAGTTTGAGCGGCTGCGAGGATTTTTTCTCAGCGAGGCTTGGCATCTGATCTCCCGAGAAAGAGTATGAGGAAGAATACTGCGAGTATGAGGAGGAGCCACATTAGAAGTTCTCCGCATCGCGTTCAGCGAGATCGTAGAGATCACCGATGAAACGTGCAAAGTCTATAAAGATTTCTTGAAGATATGCTGGATTGATGCCACCAGATGCAAGAGCATCAACTTTCATACGAACATCTTTGAAGCGCGACTTCAAAGCTTGCGTCTCTTCTTTCGTTATCTGGCTCATTCCGCTTCCTTTCTCAAGATGGGGTCCCAAAAGACTTGTTCAAACTTTGCTGATAAATGGCCAATTCTTATGGATGGTGGTGAGCCACAGACAGCACGATAAGGACAACCAAAGCAAGCTTCAGTATTCCTCGGAACTTTAAGAGGATCAAGTTCGGGATTGTTAGCAAAAATTCTAGTTGCCTGTTGAATGTGATAGACGGCATCTTTCATCCACTCGTCACGTTGAGACTCTCCAAGGACTATGTAGCCTTTCCCGAAGCGAGTGAAATTAACTCCGCACTGAATGGCATCGACGAGGACACCTGCCACGGGTAAGTGGAATACGATCTCGGCTGCTACGAGGTAGCCGGGAAGCTGCGTCGAAGGGGTATACCCGGCGAAGTAATCCTGACCGATGGCATTCTTTGTGGTTTTGTAGTCCTTGACCCAGATGGAGTCTACGTTATCCACGACCACCTTATCCATATGACCGCAGTATGCGGCAGGTTCGCCAAGAATATCAAAGCCCAAGTCGTATTTGAAAGCGAGTTCGATAGCGGCAGTGCCGTTGACAGTGTAAGTATCATCGTGCTGGAAAGCTTCGGTGTGCCAGACACAGGCACGCAGAGCGTTCCAGAAGTTCTTGGCTGTGTCGTCAGTTTTCCAAGTGCCGTATTCTTCAATCAGGCCACGAGTCATGGTAGCCTGGGCTTCATCATGTAGGTCTCCAAGTGATCTGCACTTCCAATAGAACTCGAGGCCCTTATGGACCATTGAGCCGAAGTCCAAGTGGACTGAAGAGGATTTCGTTCTGTAGCCGAGGACGATTTGATAGAAGTACCGTGTGGGGCACTTCATGTACGTCCCGAGGGACGTGGAGTCCCAAGCAACTTGCACTTGGATTTGCTCTGAATGGAAACTAGCTCGTTTTGGAATTTTCAATGGCTCCGACATTGATTAAAACTCCAAGTTGAGTTTATTCAAATCCACAGCCTCATTAGATTTCTTATAGTTAGGGCGCTTGCCCGCAGTTTTACTTGCAAGCTCCTCGTGGAGGAACCCGAGACGTTGTGCGCGTAAGACCTTAACGATGTCGTTAATATCCTGCTTAGTGAACTCCAGCGGGTCTTTATTAAAAAGATGCTGGAGGCTTTCTGGAATAGGACCAAGGGAGCCGCTCGAAAGCGGCTCCGCCAAGAGGTCCGTTGGACCTTCACTCATCAGTGTCTCCTTCATCATTTTCTTCTTCGTATTCCTGCTCTGCTTTTTCGAGTTCTTCACTCACAGCAGCAACGATAGCAACTTCGAGCGGCTTACCTTTGTAAGCCCAGTCTTTCCATTCGACTTCCTCGCCGTTATCAAAGCCAGTGAGCTGAGTAATCTCCCAGTCACCTTTACTGACCATACCGAAGTCAGCAAATAGTGCGAAGCCGCCTACTGTGACTTCGACTTCTTCAAGTTCCGTCTGATAGATTTTCGCCATTATCTTGCTCCAAAAGTGCAATGTCAGGAACGGGGACGCTTACCTTACCTTTCTTATTCAAGGCTTCTTCGAGAACATTAAGCTGCTGATGTACGATCTCTCGTATCGCTCGATTGTAGTCGATCGACGGAAAGAAACGCTGGAGACGTTCCCTATCTCCGGCGTATATTCTGATAGTGATTAGAACTTTATCGCCGCGAGCCATGATTTAGTATCCTCTAGGGTGCTCCAATAAAAGAAGGGGGCCGAAGCCCCCTCCACATTAGAGTTAAAGGTTCTCTTCGCGCGAAGACTAGAAATCCAAGGACTGTTCCTTGATCTGCTTGACCGAAGCAAGATGCGCTTCGGCGGCTGCACGGACTTGCGTCTCGTACTTCGTGAGGTAACGCTTGAGCAGGTCTTCTTTCTGCTCCGGCGTGAGATTGGCCCAGTTCTGATTTTGCTTGGCCAAGATCGGCTTGATGGCTTCGATAGCCAGATTGCGCATTTCGCGCAAGACAGGATCGTGAATACGCTTGCCACCGCCTTTGGTAGCACCGAACTCGTACTTATCACAGTACTCATCGACAAGTGCTTGCATTTCAGGATGCGTCTTGCCTTCAGTGACCCAGGTTTCAACGGATTTTCTGATATTATTCCTGACGTTCTCCTCGAAGAGTTTGTTCATTGCATTGGCTTGCGCTTCATTCAGCACATGACCGTCCTTAAAGGGCTGGTCGATTTCAAACTCTTGACCCGCAACTCCAAATGTTCTCACAGTCTCAGTCATAAAAGTCTCCAATTGTGATGTTCTTTGCAAAGAAACACGCGAGCTAAGGGAACCCGCGTGTGGTGTGACTATGGCATAAATCGCCAGCTATGTCAATACATTATATTGACATCTGGTTATTTTGTTCACGAGTTTGTCATTTAAGATCATCTGTTTTATAATTCACAGCATCATGCTGGCTCTCTCCTTCTCTTGGGACGAAGTATCCACGTGCCCATACTGTGCCGATTGATAGTGCGGGACGATCAGACTGTTCGTAATGGAAGAGCTTCTTTCTGATCTTGCAGATCATAACGTCCACGATCTTCATTTCGGGGGCGTCGGAGGCTCCACGGAGTTGATAGAGTCTAGAGTAAAGATGCTCCTTTGGAATCACTTTCCCTCGATTATTCATCAGGACATCAAAGAGCATGCTTTCAGCTGGAGTAAGCTTGTACTCGGACCAGCGAAGCTCCGGCGGCTGATAGTAGAGTCGTTCCTCAAGCTCGTCGATCTCAGCCATCAGATACTCGATCTTCTCGGCTGGCGTTTTTAGAACTCCAATTTGCTTATATCGAAGGGCACGGCGGTCGGCGCGACTGAGTTTCGACGTGTCTTGAACTGCTGCGGCTGCACCATTAAGCGTTGTCTTAGGACGGGGCGCTCCATGTGTAGTACTAGACATTGGATTAAATCCTCTACTGTTTCGACGTAGGTAAGGTATCCTGAGTCATCGCAAATGAGATACGTGCGTTCAGACTCTGGACCGTGAGGGATAATGCGGAGATTCTCTCTTCCGCTGATGAGGTCTTTGTCATTAGGATAAGGATCATTAGCGTGTTGGCGTAGAAGAGCGATAAAATTGCTATCAGCATTCACATCAAAGGTCCTCCACGTCAAGCTGGCCAAGAGGCACAGCGGTTTGCGGTTCAATCTTCAAGAAGTGACCCTTCTCATCTTTGCCGACAGCAAAACGGAGAGAGTCGTATTGACTGGAGTCCTCACCGAGGACTTCCTTGTTATTCTTTTTATCTACCTTGCGCGCGTTGTAGCAATCCCATCGAGCGCGCAGAGCCATTGTGACAGTCTCAAAGGAAATCCTGATGCCTTTCTCAGACATCAGGGCTCGATCCATGTACTCTCGGGCGTAGGCATAGGCCTGGTTATTGGTTGACGGGGGCATGAGATTATCCTGCTTTGAAATCTTCGAGGATGACGGAGCGTCCAGCATCGGGGTGCGAACCGAGATACTTGACTTCGAGCGTTGATGGATCGACAGGCCAGCAAGAGTATGAATCGTCTGGCACAATCATGCCTCCGATATTTTCCTCGAAACGCTTGAATTCTTTATTCCAGTACATTCCACCATCATGCTGTGGGTGCATGAAACGAGCAGTTTCATCCTCCTCTGCATAGCAGATGAAGGCACGAGTTTCATCGTAATCTACTTTGCCAGTACGGCGTACGAGATAAATGTTCATTGATTTTTCTCCAGATTAATAATTTGAAGCTTATCCTGCGAGCGAGTCGCGGCGACGTAGCAAAGGTTGTCCTCTTGCTCAAATTCCCATGGAAGCTGCGCGAAAGATGAGGGCTGATACGCATTAGGGCCGTACCAATAGACAGTGCTCCATTCGAGACCTTTGCTGCGATGAATTGTCATGAGGGTAATAGTTCCGGCGCCGATCTTATCATCGAAGATAGAGTCGATCTTATCGAGTAGGGCTTGACGGCTGAAGTGCTTGAGTTGATCCGCGACGCAATAGAGCGAGTCTACTTTGTCGTGGAGCGTGCTTGCGGCAAAGTTCTTCTTCTTAGCCTTCAAAATTGCGAGTTCTTTTTCTTCCCACGAGGCTAAAGCCTCGTTGAACTCTTCGCGC